GTTTGAGATACCTAAGTATGCCTTTCTTGGATTTTCACCGTTAGAAATAACAGAATTATCTCCTCCTGATGTAGAACCAAATGGTGGGTTGTAAATAACATCACCTGGTTTTAAATATTTAGTTTTATAAACAATAAACGGTGGTGTAGCATCCTCATAGAGTCTCATAGTATACCCTTCAAAACCACAAGGTAGTGCGTCTTCAGGAGCCTCATCACCCATTTCTAACATTATATATTTAGAGTTTAAGTTATACTCACCATTCGCAGTACCAATATTGTTAGCGATAAAGTTATTTTGTGTTGGGTCTAATGAACAGTTTGTAAAACTTTCAATTACTCTCACATTTTGGTCGTTATCGTAAAAATCTCGTACAAAGACATCAAATGTTCTATTATTGAATGACATGTTAGCTAATGAAATTTTAACTAATCGGTTAGCTGCGTTACCATCAGAAATTAACTTGAATTTAAATAATTTATAAACTTTATTACCTCTTAATTCTGAAACTACATATGGTGTTTCAGGAGTTTGGTATTGTTCTAAATAAAATCCAATAGAGTTCGTATCTAATGATTTAGCACTGTCAAGAGCAACTAAATTACAATTTAATCCTCTAACGTAACCTTGTCTATAACCATTTAAAAGTAAACTACTATAAACTTCCTCAACAAATAAAGGTACTTCCGTTCTATCTTTACCAAAATTACTTCTACCGAATACTTTAGAAATATATTCTGAATCCGAAGTAAGCATCGACGTTTCAAAACTGAAAGTATCGGAGTCTTTAGTTATTCCGGATATAACAAATGTTGCAAATGGGTCTTTAGTAACTCCAGAATAAACTCCAGTACATATCATATTAACGTCACTAGTACCCGTAACTTGATATAATGGACCGTTTTGTGAAGAAGAGTAGTTAGTTATACCCCTCGATCTTAATGTTGTAATAACTAAATTATCCCAAGTGGTATTTGCAGTTGCTACATAATTACTGTAAAAAACGGATACTGTACCTGAGAACACACCTGAAGTCGGTGTTGTAGTAATTGTTGCCATAGATGCCCCAAATCCATATCCTGCGTATGTTCCTACAGGATTAGCCGCGGTATAGTCAAATAATGCATAATACCAAGGGTCGTTAGTTGGAGACGAAGTAGTAGTTAATGGGAATAATACATTAGGAACTCCAAATGTTTCGGTGAATGCAGTAACCGAACCTGAACCATTCAAAGTAACGCCAGTTGTTGAGGTTGCTGTTGATTGACTAACAGACCCCCAAAACTGAGATGTTTTACCAGTTAGAGGTGATGCATTAACAAAATACCCAAGTTGTGTTGAAATATATGATTGGAAGTCAGCATTCAAAGAAGAAGTACCACCATCATATTGTGTATAGGTACTATAAAAATCAGAAGATAATCCAGCAGGTACTGAAGTTATTGTAATATTGGAACTTGAACCTGTTGTCCCTGTAAACTGAATTGTCTGAGGACCTGTATTTGTCGTTGCTGATAAGGTTGCAGGATTTAAATTACCTATAGTGGTAATTGACCACGAAGGTCCTGCATCATACCCTGACAAACCTAAAACTCTTGTAACAAACAACTGATTTGATTGTTGTAAGTAAGATTTTGCAATATATGATGTTTCATATTTAGGAATCTGTGTGTTAACAAATTTCTCAGGAGAAGTACCACCAAAATATACTTGGTACTCATCAAAATTTGTTATAAAAATTGGTTCGAAAGCGGGACCTTGTAAGGTCTCACCAACTAAACCAAGAGTTGTTACACCCACACTTTGTGCAACAAATGTTAAATCTCTTTCAGATGTATACACACCAGGAGACACAAATACTTTTGTTGATGAAGCCATTTTTAGTTATTAATAAATGATTTATTTTATCTATAAATACATCATCAAAAAGTAAAAATCTGACCCTTAAACTAATATTTTAAAGAGAGTATGTTTTTTTTCTGCCTTTTTTCTACCCAAACAAATATTTATTCTTAATGAAAAAAATTAAAAATATTAAGATATCCATACAAAGTCATGAAACACTAAAAAAGTATTGTGACAAAAAGGGTTTGAAAATATATAAGTTTTTAGAAAACTTAATAATGGAAAACTGCAAAGAGGTAAAAGATATCTATGGTGAATAATTACACTAATGTTACGTTTGTATAAAGAGTGGCAGATTTGGATAGATTTATTTTGTTAACTTGTATGTTTAAAGTATCTCCGTCATTTACCTGAATCGTCTCGATGTCATCACCCAAATAGTACGTTACGTTATTTCTTGTTATGTAAACAGAATAACCTGGTGTACATGAAGAACCATAATTTAATGTTCCTCCTGTGGTATTTGTTAATGTTGGTGTTGACCCACCTAACGCACATACATTACCATTACTACCAGGAGATAAAGAAACAGTAGTACTCGTCCCATTACAATTGGTATAGTTTAGTGTATTATTAGTTGTTGAACTGTAAGTTAAGTCATAACAGTTTTCAACATTAGAGGTTCTTAAAATTTTGATGTCTGCATTATATCTAAAAACTTCAGTCAACGAGGTATTACCTGCAACAAATAAAAAATCTAACGTAAAATCAGTTGGATTTGGCGGTTCAATCACAGCCTTTTTAGTTTTTCTTCTTGTGTCAAACTCAAACAAAGTTAATTGTCTAGAAATTGCAGGTGTCACTTCAAATTCTTCTTCATCAATTAAAAGTCCCAACATTACAATTTTATATGTTGAAACATAATATTTTCTTTTTTCTAAATCTTTTACAGACTCGTCACTAACGTCCTCTAATTTTAAAGGGATAAAGTGACCTTTTATTTGGGTGTATGCCTGTTTAGAAGTAAATGTTCTCATCATTATTTTGTTGAAATCATTAACTTCTCTCATTCTATTACAAAATATTCTCACATTGTATGTGATGTCTACAGGTATTGGTTGAGGTATTTTATATACATCTGCACCCTTTCTTTGACCGTCCCAAGTTGGGACACTATAATAAAAAAATTGTCTCCTTTCAGGAATGTTAGCTCTTCCTGCATTATTTGTTCCGTATTTTACTTCAGGCATTCTAACAGTTGAAATAAATGGTAATGTAATATTACTATCTAAATCTTTGAAGTCCCATGTTTCGGTAAACTGTATCCAACTTTGATTAGTAATAATTCTATCAATTGTTGGTACTTTTTTTTCATCGACGGATAGTTCTAATTGATTTTTCACAAAATCTAACATCCCCCTATCTAAATCTGAGTGTAGAACCCCTTTTGGTAAAAAGGTACCTTTATCGGTAATTTCATCCAAAAGTTCTTGCCTTCTTTCTTTTCCTACTTTTTCAGGAACTAAAGGTAATTTTTTAATAAATTGCTTTGGTAGTGCCATTTTTATATACCTCTAAATTCGTTATCGGTTACAGGTGCCGCTTTTATTGTCCTGTAAAACGGTTTATATCCGCCGTAAGAATGTTTTAAATCTGAAACTACCCTTCCATCGTCAACCACACTATAATACCTTACTCTATTTTCTGTTTCATAATAACCTATGTAATCACCCAAAGATATATCTATACCTAATTCAACAAGTGTTTTTTGATAAACACTCACTGTCAAATTACCTGGTTCGGATTGATAAAGTTTTGAAGACCCTAAATCGGTATTTGTTGGTGTGTCAATTTTTACATAACCTTTAAATTCCACAGGTGGTAAAAACTGTATAGTATCTGAAATGGCTTCACCATAAACATCGTCAGTATCGGTTCTTTGTCTATCAACTCTATATAAGACTAATGAAAAATTCATATCCCCAAGTAACCATTCCTCACCCATAGAAAGGTCTAAGTCAAAGTCTTGTTCAGAAAAAAACTTATTAAGTCTGGTTATTGGAACTCTATTATCTGCCATACCTATAAATACTTTGATTGATTTTTTATGGTTGTTTATTATATTTTAATATATAATGGAAGATTTTGTGCATAAAACACCCGAATCAAAAGCCCTTTTAATATTAGACGATTATGAAGGGTCAAATAATTACATCCTTAATTTAAAACACAAAAAACAAAATAGTAAGTCTTTTGTCCCTACAAGACCTCAGGCGGATTACATCAATAATTATCACACATTACAACCAAAAGTTGCAAAAAAATGGGTCAAGTTAGACTCTTATTTTGGTAAAAAACTAATGGAAGATAAGATGTATACCAAAGAACCTTCAGAAATTTATGTCGAGAAGTTGTTGGTTGAAAAAGATAAAGCTTATCATATTTGGGGTAAAATATTTTCAGGAGAAACTCTACATGACTTTTGGATGCCAAAATCGGCATTATTAAAAGATAATGAAGTTAAAAATATTTCTATAGATTATGGTAAATACACCCATAGACCACCTATGGAACACCAAAAAGAGGCAATTGAAAAACTTGTAAAAAATAAAAAGTTTATTTTAGCCGATGATATGGGTCTTGGTAAAACTACATCAACAATCATCGCAGCTTTAGAAACGGGAGCTAAAAAAGTTTTGATTGTGTGTCCTGCATCATTAAAAATAAATTGGCAAAGAGAGATTGCAAATTATTCAGATAGAACCGTATATATTGCAGAAGGTAAGAAATTTTCAGATGAACATGATTTTGTTATTGTAAACTACGACATATTAAAAAATTTCCACGACACCAAAGAAAAAGATAAATCAGAAATTATGAAAATTAATTTCGATTTAGTAATCATGGATGAAGCACATATGATTTCTAATCCGCAAGCACAAAGAACAAAAATTGCTAACGACATCGCAAGTAAATCAAATAGAGTTTGGTTGTTATCGGGAACACCTATGACATCACGACCTATGAATTATTACAATTTATTAAATCTTGTTGATAGTCCAGTTGCTATGAATTGGATGGCTTATGCTAAAAGATATTGTAATGGATTTCAATTTAG